TGGGATTACATTAAGCAGTTCGCTGGAAAGATACCTGGCACAAAATTTAATGAATCTGAGCTTAGATGTGATTTGGCAAATGGTGCAAGGATAACAATTCTTGGTGCAGAAAACGATCAAGCAATTAGAGGTATTAGTTTAGATGGATGTGTATTCGATGAAACACAATCTATTAAACCAACTATATTTCCAGAAGTCATAAGACCAGCTCTGGCAGACCGAAAGGGTTGGTGCATTTTTATAGGTACACCAAAAGGAAGAAACAATTTTTATCAGCTTTACGAACAAGCTAAAAAAAACCCTAAATGGTATGCTTGTACTTACAAGGCAAGTGAAACACAGATTTTAGACGATGAGGAATTACAGGCTGCTAAAGATGTAATGTCCAAAGATTTATATGAGCAAGAATTTGAATGTTCATTTCAAGCTGCAATAACAGGATCATATTATGGAACTATAATAGAAGATTTAGTAAGAGAAAAAAGAATGGTGTCTAATCTATATGACGAAGATATAGATGTAGAAACCTGGTGGGATCTTGGCATGAATGACCAGACTGCAATATGGTTTGTGCAACGATACAAAAAAGAAATAAGATTAATTGATTATTACGAAAACACTTCACATGGTTTAGATCACTATGCTGACGTTTTAAAAAATAAAGGCTTTGAATATAGCACTCACATATTTCCCCATGATGTAAAAGTCAGGGAGCTTGGCAATTATGCTAAAACAAGATTAGAAGCTTTATTGGATCTTGGCATAGTTGGTGAAGTAGCACCTAAGCTTAGTATTGAAGATGGCATAGAATCTGTCAGAAGAAATTTAGTAAATTGCTGGTTTGACAAAGACAAGTGTGCAACTGGCATTGAGTATTTAAAAGCCTACCAAAAAAAATGGGATGACAAGGCTCAAGTTTTTAAATCTAAACCTCAACATTCCTACGCATCGCATTGTGCTGATGCTTTTAGAACAGGAATAGCTGGGCAAGGAATAGAGCTTTCAAATTGGAAAAAACAAGTTCCAGTTAATACAAATTATATAGTTTAAAAAGTTATGGCAAAAAAAACAACCGAAATAGAACTTAAAAACATAATTTCATCAGAGATAAATAACTCTATTGGATTTATGGGTGGTGCATTATCAGGTGCTAGAAAAAAATCTCTTGAGTATTATATGGGAGAGCCTTTAGGTACTGAGATAGATGGTAGATCACAAGTTGTTAGTACAGATGTTTCAGACACAATTGAAACCATCTTACCAAACCTTTTAAGAGTTTTTACTTCATCAGATCAAATGGTTAAGTGTGAGCCAGTACAAGCAGAAGATGTAGAACTAGCCGATCAAGTTACAAATTATATTAACTATATTTTTAACAAAGATAATAATGGTTTTAGTATTTTATATACCTGGTTCAAAGATGCTCTTTTAGAAAAGAATGGAATTGTAAAAGTTTATTGGGATGACGCAGAAAAGGTTGAGCAAGAAACATACGAAAATTTAAGTGATTACGAATACGATTTATTAATGCTTGAATCTGATATTGAAGTTATATCAGAGGAATCTTTTCCTGATGAATATGCTTTAACTAGATTAGATCAATTTAAACAAGAAGCAGCACTTAATGGACAAGAGGTTGAAGAAGTTCCAACTCCAATGTTGCATAATTGTATTATTAAAAGAACTAAATCGGCTGGTAAAGTTAAAATAGAAAATATACCACCAGAAGAATTTTTAATTCAAAAATCAGCAAAGACTATTGAAGAAGCAAATTTTGTAGCTCATAGAGTTATGAAAACTAGATCCGATCTTATAGAGATGGGATATGATCAAGATATTATAGATGATCTTCCTACAACTAACTCATTCTTAATGGATGATGAAGCATTAATAAGGAATCAAAATATTGATGCAAATCCTTTTAATGATAGTCCAGATGATAGTACGCAAGAGATTGAAGTTTATGAGTGCTATGTCAGAGTTGATATGGATGGTGATGGTGTTGCAGAACTTAGAAAAATAATATGTGCTGGAACTGGTTTTGTAATTTTAGAAAATATGAGTTGCGATTTCATTCCTTTCTGTTCTTTAACTCCGATCCCAATGCCACACAGATTTTATGGTAGATCAGTTTCAGAATTAGTAGAAGATGTGCAGTTAGTTAAATCAACTGTTATGCGACAATTGTTGGATAATATGTATTTAACAAATAATAACAGAGTAGCCATAATGGATGGAATGGTGAACTTGGATGACCTTTTAACAAGTCGTCCTGGTGGAGTTGTAAGAACTAAACAACCACCTAGCCAAGTTATGATGCCGATGCAATCACAAACGATTTCACAACAAGCATTTCCATTATTAGAATACTTAGACACAGTAAGAGAATCTAGAACTGGTGTTACAAGATACAATCAAGGCTTAGATGCAGATAGCTTAAATAAAACTGCAACTGGTGTTAATGCTTTAATGAGCCAATCTCAAATGAGAATGGAATTGATTGCTAGAGTGTTTGCTGAAACAGGAATTAAAGATTTATTTAAAAGAATTTTTGAGCTTACTTGTAAGTATCAAGACAAAGAAAGAGTAGTTGAATTAAACAATCAATTTATTCCAGTCAAACCTACTGAATGGAGAAACAGATATAACATATCTATTACTGTTGGATTAGGTACAGGAAGCTCAGATCAACAAATTGGTATGTTAAACAATATCCTAGAAAGACAACTTCAAGCCTTTCAATTACAGGGTGGTCAAGAGTACCCAATGGTAAGTCTTAAAAATATTTATAATAGTTTAGCAAAAATTATTGAAAATGCTGGTCTTAAAAATGTTGAGAATTATTTTGTTAATCCAGATCAAGGTAAATCAATGGTGCAGCCTAAACAACCACCAGCTCCAACTCCAATTGAGAAAATAGAGTTTGCAAGAATAGCAAGTGAAGAAAAACGAAAATTCGCTGGTCTGGAATTACAACTAAGAGAAATTAAAGCTAGTAATGCTAAAATGTTATTAGAGAATGAAATTAAAATGAAAGAACTTGAGCTTAAATATAATGCTCAAATAGATTCAGCTCAAATTAAAGCAGAAGCCGATCTTAATAAAATGTTAGTAGCCGAAAGCACAAAAGACTTTAGAGATGCACAACAATCACAACAAAACCTACAAAAACAAATTGAGTCATTAAATGGACAACCAGGAACAAGCAAAACTCCAACAGGAAATAAACCAATCCAACAAGGTTAAAGATTTACTAAACAACCCTTTATTACAAGAGTCATTTGATAAGCTTAAAAATTTATATTCTACAAGTTTATTAAATACTGGTGCTAACGAAACTGAAACTAGAGAGAAGCTTTGGTTAGCTTATAATATAGTTGGAAAAGTTGAGCATCACTTACAAGAAATTTTAGATACTGGCAAACTAGCTACCAAACAATTGGAAGATTTTAGAAACCATATCAAAAACCAAAAATTCTAGCCACTAAGGTTAGGATAAGTCAACCTTACAAGAGGAACTTAACTTAAAAGGAAAAATATGTCAGAAAATTTTGCTAACCCACTACAGGGAGCTGAAACTGATTTACAGAAAGCTCAAAAAGCAGTAAATGGTTTATTAAATACTCCAGAAGAAAAAGAAACTGGAGAAACACAACAACAGAATTCTCCTGAACCACAAAATGAGGAATTGGAAACCGATCAACCTCAGGAACAGGAAATAAGCGAAGAAACTGAATCAGAAGAAGAAGAAGTTTCAGAGCAAGATGTATCTCAAAACGAAGAACAGATTGATACTCAAGAGAAACAGGAAAATTCCACCTACAAGGTAAAAGTTGCTGGTCAAGAATTAGAAGTTACCCTTGATGAGTTGAGAAATGGATATCAAAAAGATGCAGATTACAGACGAAAGACTGAGGAACTTTCTAACGATAGAAAGAACTTTCATTCTCAATCTGAAAAGCAAAGACAAGACTATTCTCAAAAGCTTAATGAGATGAATCAAATATTGTCTAATGCCCAACAAGAGCTTAATACAGAGATAAACTCTGCTGATTTAGAAGCTCTTTACGAAGAAGATCCAGCACAAGCTGCTAAGATTGAACATAGATTAAGAAGAAAGCAAGAAATGCTTAATTCATCTATTCAAAAAACACAATCTGAACAGAAACAACAATTTGATGGATATTTACAGACGGAAAAAACAAAATTAGTTAATAATATTCCTGATTTTGCTGATCCTGGTAAAGCATCAACTTTAAAAAACAATATGAGAAGTCATTTAGCTAAATATGGATTTAACGATTCAGAAATAGCTCAAGTATATGACCATCGTATCTTGATGTTGGTAAACGATGCTATGAAGTTTGGAAATTTACAAAAAGCAAAACCAAATCTTGCTAAAAAGATTTCTAAGCCAAGCAGAGTGTTTTCGTCAGGCATAAAACAAGACAAAAATGATGTCAAATCAAAAGCTGCTAGAGAAAAGTTTGGTCGTCTAAGAAAAACTGGGAGTCTTAAAGATGCTCAGAATGTTTTCTTGGATATGATTAACAACTCAAACAAATAGGATAATATAATGGCATTAATATCTAATACTGTTACAAAATATGCTGTAAATGGTCAAAGAGAAGATTTATCTGATATCATCTACAACATAAGTCCAACTGATACTCCATTTATGAGTTCAATTGGAAAATCAAAAGCAACTGCCGTCAACCATGAATGGGAGATAGATGCGTTAGCTGCACCAGCAGCAAACAACTATCACTTAGAGGGTGATGAAATTGCATTTGATGCACAAACTACAACTACTAGAATTGGAAACAAATCACAAATTTCAAGAAAAGCTGTGATCGTTTCTGGTACTATGGAATCAGTTGACCTTGCTGGAAGAAACAACGAACTAGCATACCTAATCTCTAAAGCTTCTAAAGAACTTAAAAGAGATATGGAAACTACTCTTACTGCAAACCAAGCTCCTGTTGACTCAGGTGCTGGTGCTGCAAGAAGAATGGCTACACTAGAGTCTTGGATTAAAACTAATTCAGACAAAGGTGGTGGAGCTGGTGCTGATCCAACTGGATCTGGTACTCATGCTAGAACTGATGGAAACACAAGAGCTTTTACTGAGTCTCAACTTAAATCTATGATTAGAAAAGTTTGGACTGAGGGTGGCGATCCATCAATGGTTATGGTTGGTGCTTTTAATAAGCAAAAACTATCTGGCTTTACAGGTGGAGCAACTAGGATGGATGATGCAGAAAATAAAAGATTAGTTTCTGCAATTGACGTTTACGAAAGTGATTTCGGTGCGTTACAAGTTGTAGCAAACAGATTTTCAAGAAGTAGATCAGCTTATGTTCTATCTCCTGATATGTGGTCTGCTGCATACCTAAGGGACTTCCAAATGGTTGACTTAGCGAAAACTGGAGATGCTGATAAAAAAGCAATGATAGTTGAATACACACTTGTTTCTAAAAATGAAAAAGCAAGTGGTGGTATTTTTGATTTAACTACTGCGTAGTTACAACTTTTGTGAGGGGGTATTTATACTCCCTCATAATATTCATTAATAATTTTGTTTTCTTTGAAGATTTAATATCGGAACGAAGCAATACAAAAAAAGGAAAATACAATGAGAACACTTAACGATTATTTTATAACTGGTGTAATACCAAATGTATCTGCTGGATCATCAACTTTTGTTGCTGTGCCTGATGGTGGAAATATTATTAAAATTATTACACACAATGCAGTTGTTACTACAGGAACAGCAGCTATCTCTTTTGAAATAGGTGGTGTTGCAATTACTGGAAGTGCAATTAGTCATACAGCATCTGGATCAGCTAACAGAACTATAACTGTTGCTCCAACTGGTGCTAATAGAGTTGAAGAAGATGGTGCTGTTGAACTTATCACTAATGGTGGATCAACAAATACATCAGCTATGGCTGTAACTCTTATTATTAGAAGATAATTACAAATTTTGTGGGGATCTTGTCTAGCGATACTTCCCCACAAATACTAATCAAATAAAAGGAAATAAATTATGCCAATGGGTAAAGGGACGTATGCTTCTAAAAAAGGAAGACCACCTAAAAAAAAAGGTAAAAAGAAAAAAAGTAAAAAAGTAAAAATGAGAAAATATTAATGCAAGGTAGAATGAAAGGTAAAGCTGTCTTAACAGCTAAACAAAAAACTTTACCAAAAAAACTTAAATTGAAGATTGTTAAATCTAAAATGAAGAAAAGAAAATAAAAGGAAAAACAAATTATGGCTTTTAATTATGCTTTAAGACCAAGTACAATACAAAAAATAACAATGGCTGGAACTGCTGCATCTATTGCATCATCTGCTTTTGGATCACAAACTGAATATGTAAGAATTTGTGCTGCAACAGATTTTCATATCATCTTTGCTACTGCACCAACTGCTACTGCTAATCATATTTTTATACCAGCAGATCAACCAGAAATTTTTAAAGTTTCTCCAGGTGAAAAAGTAGCTGCTTTAGGTGGAAATAATGCTGTTATTTCTATTACTGAAATGGGTGCGTAGTGGCAAAGCAAAAGTTCAATACTTTTACTCCAAGAGATAAGCCACCCAAAAGAGGTGCTGGTCAACATAAAAAATCACTCTCAAAACATGAGAAAAGACAAAAAAATACTAATCGTTATTTAGGGCAAGGTCGTTAATGAGAAAAATTGGTCAAGAGTCTGATGGTATTAAAAATAATACTTATTATGATAATGATAAAGAGGGTGTTTTAGTTAAAACATCAACTGACATAGCTCCAATTATTAAAACTAATAAAGAGCTTTACACTAGGAATGATGGTTACTCTCCAGGTAAAGACTTTAAAAGAATAGCATCTGTTCCTACAATAATTTTAGAAATTTGGACAAAAGAATATAACAACAGTCAAGATGGTAATTGGTTTAAATTACCTAAGGATGTTCAACACAAAATATTAAGAGAAAAACTAAATAGTTCTGATTTTAGATATTTTAGAACTGCACCAGGAAAAATTTAATGGCACTAACTACATACACAGAATTAAAAGCATCACTTGCTAACTGGTTAAACAGATCAGATTTAACAACAGAGATAGCTGATGACTTTATTAAATTAGCAGAAGCTGATTTTAACTCTAAATTAAGAGTTAGATCAATGATAGATCAAGTTAGTATAACTGTAGATGCTGAAACTGTTGCCTTACCGACTGACTTTTTACAAATTAGGGATTTTTATATTTTAGCTGGTCAAACAAAAACTCCATTGGTTTATTCAACACCAGCAACAATGGATGCAACAAGTGGCACATCAACAACTGGCAGACCAAGTACATTTACAATTTTAGGAGATACAATTAGATTCTCTCCAAAACCAGATGCAACTTACACAGCTAAAATGAATTATTTTAAAAAATTCCCAGCTTTAACTTCATCAGTTGCAACAAATTATATTCTAAAATCTCACCCAGCAATTTATTTATATGGATCATTGTTTCATGCAGCAAACTTTTTAGGTGGTATCAATCCACAACAAGTCCAAGTTTGGCAACAAATGTTTGGAACTGCTATGGAACGACTTGAGTTAAACGATAGAGAAGATGAATACAATGGAAGTCCTTTACAAGTAAGAACTACAACATCAGTAGCTTCTCCATTTGTTTCAATTTCTTAACAACAGGAAAAAAAAATAATGCAATTACCTTTTGGCGAATGGTTACCAGATCAACCATCACATTTAAATCCTGGTGCAACTGTAGCGACTAACGTCTACCATGCTGCTACAAGTTATAAGCCTGTAAAAGGTTTAGTACCTTATAGTGGTACATCAACTGTTTTACAAAATGCTAAAGGAGCAAAAAGTTTTAGAAATAATGAAAACACAGTTTTTACTTTTGTAGGAACAGCAGATACAATTTACCAATTAGCTGGTGGAGCATTTATAGATAAAGGTGCTAGTGGATTATTTTTAAATACTGCAAAAGCAAAATGCACAATTACAGTTTCTGATTATGCAAATATTGGAGCTAACAAAACTATTACATTAAAAAAAAATAATGGTTCAACTATTGTTTTTACATCAGTTACAGGAACTGCCAGTACAAATCAATTTCAAGTACAAACAAATAATAATACTACTGCAACAAATTTAAAAAATAGTATTAATGGTCATGCTGATTTTACAGCAACAGTATCAAGTGCAGTTGTTACAGTCACAAGGGCAACGGTAGGTAGATTAAATTTAACTAATGTTTCATCTGATACTGTAAAATTAACAACAACAAATTTTATTGGTGGCACACCTTTATCAGGAACTGCTACTGATTATATAACTTTTACTCAATTTGGAAGTTATGTTATTGCATCAAATGGTGTAGATGCACCTCAATATTTTTTAATGGGAACTTCAACAGGTTTTGTTGATTTACAAACTTTAGCAACTGCATCAGGATCAGGAACAGTACCCTCTAAGTTTAGAGTTTCAGGTGTGATAAGAGATTTCTTAGTAACTGGTAATATTGAAAATGCAAAAAACAGATTAGCTTGGTCAGGAATTAATGATATTTCTACTTGGGAAGCTGGTGTTAGTTCATCAGATACTCAAGACTTGCCTGGCTCTGGTGGTCAAATAGTTGCAATAACTTCTGGTGAGGTTGGATATATTTTTAGAGAAGATTCAATTTTAAGAATGGATTTTGTTGGTGGAAACGTAGTATTCCGTTTCTCAGTTTTGAGTCCAAATAGAGGAGCTGTTTATGGACAAACAGTTTGCCAGGACAACAGACAGGTCTTTTTTTATTCCTCAGATGGATTTTTTCAAATCAATGGAGATCAGATACTTCCTATTGGATCTGAAAAAGTTAATAGATTTTTTGAAAGTGATTTAAACAAAGCATACACAGATAGAATTACAGCAGCAGTAGATCCATTTAATACTTTAGCGATTTGGTTATATCCAAGTAAGGATAACCCAAATGTTACTGGTTTATGTGATAAACTTCTGATATACAATTATGTAACTCAGAAATGGTCAATTGCTAAAGTTAAAGCATCACAAATATTTCAACAATTTATTGTAGCTAACACAGTTGAGCTTATGGATATTATAAGTTCTAACATAGATGATATTAATATTTCACTTGATACAAGGTTTTGGGAAACTGGACATTTGTATTTAGGTGCAGTTGATGAGAATTTTAAAGCAGCTATTTTTTCTGGAAAAAATTTAGAAGCTGAACTTGAAACTAAAGAAACAGAATTGTTTCCAGGTTTAAGAGCAAACATAACAAGTGTTAGACCAATTGTAGATGCAAGTGCAAATGTAATTATTAAAACTAGAGATAAATTAGCAGATGCAGTTACATCATCACCATCAAGTTCAATGAACGCAAGTGGTATAAATCCAGTAAGAAAATCTGGTAGATATTTTAGAGCTAATGTTAAAATTCCAGCAGCAAGTCTTTGGACTAATGCACAAGGAATAGATTTAAAAGCAGTACCAGGTGGGGATAGATAGTGTCAGATAAAATAGATATAGATAACATTAGATATTCATTTGACACAAAAGAACTTTTTCAAAGACAAGTTGAAGAAGCAGTAAATACATTAATTAACAAAAATAATACTGAAAGCGATAAGGCTTTTAGTTGGTTTATGAATTAGGAGCTAAAAAATTATGAGCAGCAATATAAAAGATTATTCGACAACACAAGCAAGTAACATTGATTTAAATGGAATTGATACTAATGAGGGTATGCTTCCATCAAATTTAAATAATGCGTTGAGAGCTTTGATGAAGAATACTAGAGATTGGTACAATGACTCACAATACGTTCAGTATGGTGATGGCTCTGGTGCTGCAACTATTGCTTATGCTTCTGGTACAACTTTTACAATTGCTGGAGTTGATGTAAGAACTATTTATACAGTTAATAGAAGAATTAAAGTTATAGCAGCTACACCTGGAACTATTTATGGAACAATTTCTGCTGTTGCTTTTTCAACTAACACAACAGTTACAGTAGTTTGGGATAGTGGCTCACTATCAAGTGAAGCAATTGATGTTTATTTAGCTGCCTTAACTGTTGACTCTATACCTAAAGGAATCCCAGCTACAAAAATTAATACTGGTGTTGTATCTAATGCTGAATTTAATTATTTAGATGGAGTATCAAGTGCAATCCAAACTCAGTTAAATGCAAAAAATGCTACTATAACTGGATCAGCTACAACGATTGATACAGAAAGTTTAACTGCTAACAGAGCAGTAATATCTAATGGCTCACAAAAAATTGCAGTATCAGATGTAACTTCAACAGAGTTAAGTTATCTTGATGGTGTAAGTTCAAATGTTCAAACACAACTTAATGCTAAAAATGCTACCATTACTGGGGCAGCAACTACTATTGATACAGAAGATTTAACAGCTTCAAGAGCTTTAACATCAAACGGATCAGGTAAAGTAGAAGTTAGTGCAGTTACATCAACTGAACTAGGTTATTTAGATGGAGTATCAAGTGCAATCCAAACTCAAATTAATGCTAAACAAGCTAATGATGCAGACTTAACTGCAATTGGTGCTTTAGCAAAAACAGATGGTAATTTAATTGTTGGTAATGGATCAACTTGGGTAGCCGAAAGTGGAGCTACTGCTAGAACTTCTTTAGGACTAGGATCAATTGCAACACAAGCAGCAAACAATGTTTCAATATCTGGTGGATCAGTTACAGGATTAGGTGAACCATCAAATAATTCAGACGCATCTACTAAATCTTATGTTGACCAAGCAGTTGCTGGTTTAAGAACTAGAGTTATTGCAGAATGTGCTACAACAGGAAATGTTAATTTATCAAATGCACTAGAAGCTGGTGATGCAATAGATGGTATAACTTTAGTTGCTGGAGATAGAGTTTTAGTCAAAAATCAAAGTACAGCTACAGCAAATGGTTTATATATTGCAGTAGCATCAGGTGCTGGTGCAGCATCAAGAGATCCAGAGCATGACACTATTGCCGAACTATCAGGTGGTATGATTGTAGTTAATCAAGGTTCTGTAAATGATAATAAAATATTTTTATGTACGACAGATAGTAATGGATCTTTAGGATCTACAAGTATTACTTATACTGTAATTACTCCAAGTAATACTGGAACAGTAACAAGTATCGCAACTGGTACAGGAATCAATGGTGGAACTATTACAGCTTCAGGAACAATTTCAATAGATAATACTGTTGCTACACTTGCTGGAACACAAACTTTAACAAATAAAACCTTAACTTCACCAAAAGTTAATGAAAATGTAGCAGTAACTTCAACTGCAACAGAATTAAATATATTAGATGGTGTTACATCAACTACTGCTGAACTAAATATATTAGATGGTGTTACATCTACTACAGCAGAATTAAACATATTAGATGGAGTAACTTCTACAGCAGCAGAAATAAATTTACTTGATGCAGTAGCTAGAGGTAAAATAATTTATGGTAATGCTAGTGGAGCTTCTGCTCTTTTAGCACCAGGTTCAAATGGAACAATATTAACTTCAGATGGTACAGATATATCTTGGGGTTCTGCTGGTGGTGGAGTAACTTTTAAAGAAGGTGGAACAAATTTTGTAGGAAGTTTATTAGTAGGTACTGATGGCACAGGGACTTTAAATGCAGCTTCTTGTAATACTGGAGTTGGATTTGAAGTATTTGATGATTTAACAAGTGGTGATGAGAATACAGCAGTTGGTCATAAGGCATTAACTAAATTAACTACTGGCTCAGATAATACAGCGATTGGAAGAAATTCTGGAGCTGCTATTACAACAGGTTTATGCAATACAGCAGTTGGAAATGATTCTTTAGAAAAAACTACAAGTGGTTGTTTTAATGTAGCTATTGGAAAAACTACAATGAAAGAAAATACTACAGGTGATAATAATACAGCTGTAGGTAAAGATGCTTTATTTGAAAATACAACAGCTAATAATAATACAGCTGTTGGTTTTGAATCTTTAAATAAAAATACAACAGGTGCAGACAACGCAGCAGTTGGATACAGAGCCTTATGTGCTAATACAACAGCAACACAAAATAATGCTTTTGGTTATGAATCTTTGAGAGCTAACACAACAGGTGCTTCTAATACAGCAATGGGTTTTCAAGCCTTAACAACTAACACAACAGCAGCTAATAACACAGCAGTGGGTGTAGAAGCTCTAAAAGATAATACTACAGGAACAGTAAACACTGCAATGGGAAGACAATCTTTACAAAATAATACAACAGCTTCAGGCAACACAGCTTATGGACATAACACTCTTAATACAGTTACAACAAGTGGGTGTAATACAGCAGTAGGTGGTAGTGCATTATTTAATAACACAGGTGCTAATAATACAGCAGTAGGTCATTCTGCATTAGTAGATAACACATCAGGAACTAAAAACGTAGCAGTTGGTGTTGGTGCTTTAGATGCTAATACAACAGCTAGTAATAACGTAGCAGTTGGTTTTGATGCTATGACAACTAATATAACAGGTTGTCGAAATTCTGCTTTTGGAGAAAGCACTTTAAGATTAAATACAACAGGAGATAATAATGTCGCCGTAGGTGCTTTTGCAATGGACGCAAATACCACAGCTGATGATAATACTGCTGTAGGTAGAACATCAATGGAATTAAACACAACAGGTTCTTGTAATGTAGCTGTTGGAAAAGATGCTTTAGCAAATAATACAACAGCAGCTAATAATGTAGCTGTAGGTTTTCAAGCTTTATTAATTAACACAACAGGTACTGGTAATGTAGGAATTGGAAGATATTCTTTAAAACAAAATACTACAGCTGGTGGTAATACAGCAATAGGTATAAATGCAATTTTAACAAATACAACAGGCTCTGCTTTAGTAGGTATAGGTGGAAATGCTATGTATGCTAACACAACAGGTGCAGATAATACAACTGTTGGACATAGTTCTTTAGAATCAAATACAACAGGTGCTGGTAATACAGCACTTGGAAAATCTGCTTTAGCAGCTAACACAACAGGATGTTGTAATGTAGCAATTGGTTGTGATACTTTAGGTGCTAATACCACAGCAAATTTTATTACAGCCGTAGGTGCTAGAGCATTGCAATCAAATACAACTGGAGCAACTAACACAGCAGTTGGATATGTATCTTTAAGAACTAACACAACAGGTGCAGATAATACAGCTGTTGGTTATTCTTCTTTAGGTTCAAACTCAACAGGTGCAAGTAATACAGCAGTTGGCAGAAATGCTTTAGTGTCAAATACAACAGGTGCATCAAATGTAGCAGTAGGAAAAAGTGCTTTAGCAGCTAACACAACAGCACCAAATAACACAGCAGTAGGTTTTGAAAGTTTAGCAGCTAACACAACAGGTACTTACAATGTAGCAGTTGGTAAAGGTGCTTTAGAAAGAAATACAACAGCTGTTTCAAATACAGCGATAGGTTTCTGTGCTATGACAACAACTACAACAGGTGGTGATAATACTGCTGTAGGTGAATGTGCTTTGAAAGCACACACAACAAGTGTTGAGAATACAGCAGTTGGTCGTAGAGCTGGTAAATCAATAACAACAGGAGCAAACAATACAGCAGTTGGTGTAAGTTCACTACCTCTAGTTACAACAGGATGTTTTAATACAGCAATAGGCCAATTATCAGGTGGTGTTACTACAACAGGTATTTGTAATCTTGCAATTGGTAGAGATACAGAACATTCAGCAAATAATACTACAAGAGAAATTGTTATAGGAATAGGTGAAGTAGGTAAAGGCAGTAACACAGCATTTCTTGATG